TGATTACTTGACCCTGCGGACAGGATTAAACGCTGATGTATCGGCTGAGGAGCTTGCCACCGAGTTGGACAAGCAGGTAGGGCATGTTTCGCGAGAGCTGCGATCGCTGAAAGCGAAGGGTTTGGCTGAGCCTGTACGGACAGAAGAAACAGGCTCAAGACCACGTAATTATTGGATGGCTAGCCCTGCTGCGATGGATTGGTCCCTGGGGGGCTCACAGGGAGGATCTAATGGATCTTTGGATCTTTTGCCCAATAGATCCTTAATATCCAATAAATCAAACACTCAGGATGGAACAGCCGTACTACTTTCTGGTACAAAAGATCCAAGCTCGGATTCAATAGATCCAAAGACCAAAGTCGAGATTCGCAGGGGTGACGAATGGGTCAGCGGCTTTATCGTTCGCAACGGATCCGACCCTGACAGCATCTCTGTTGAACGCATTGGCAACCCCATGGTGACGATCAGCAATTTGCGCTTGGGTTTAGATGTCCGGCCTTGTCAACCTATGCCGATCGAGGTTCAATCCACTGTCCCTTTTGATTTCTGATGCCTGATTGCAACCGCACTTATCCCATTCGCGTCGATGTACGGCTTACAGAGGCTGAGCGCGATGCCTTGAACACCCAAGCGATACAACGCGGCATTCCGCGCCAAGAGCTGCTCAGAGCCCGTGTGTTGAGCGAAGCTAACCAGCCTGCCCCTGTCCCTCCGATCAAGCCTGTGCACTATTCGAAAGGGAGGGCAAGTGTTGACAGGGCGATTGCTGCTGTGAACCGTCGCTATGACATACCCCGCTCTCAGGTAGAAAGCTTGATCTGTACTGTCATTTGCGCGTTGAATGAAAAAGGTTGACGATCCTGTCCGGGCATGCCATGCTTTGTTTGTCGGGCACTCCGGCGCTTTTAAGTGGGACTAGGTCGGTTAATCGGAAGTAGGTCTCAAATTTTGAGACTGGCTGGTGATGATTAGTCGGCCTGGGCGTGGTTTAAAACCCACCTTTGGATCCTCAAAAATTAGTGCTCGACACCCTATTTACCTTGAGATAAAGCACAACACCTGTGGACTTTCACAATCTCAGTCTTGCGCTTTACGAAAAGTGGGAGCGGGCTCAAGACGCCATCGAAGCGTCAGGCTTACTTGAACGTTTCCTAGACAAAGTTCAGGCTTATTACTGTGAAGCATTCCTAGACGATGAGCTGACTTGGTATGAAACGGTCTATGGCTCTGAAGAACTCCAGGACTTCAAAGACGATGCCATAAAAGCGGGGTTCACGTTCACTGTTCAATTAGTTGATGATGAATGACTAAAGACGAACTCGCACGTTTCCAACAAAATACAAACGAACTCAACGCCTTTCTTCGCTATGAACAACGACTCAAACAGGCTTACGCCAACAGCAAAGATCCGTACCCTGGAAGATGGCAACCTCCTCGTCTCAGTCGGCGAGTTCAGGTCAATCGTTAGCTCACATCACCTTGTAACTGACAAGGTGGTTCGATTAACCTCCTACTGGCTCAAAGCGCACGGTCCTGATGGCGATCAAACTTACGATTGATCAAGACCTGACCAAGGCAACGGCCTGGACTAAAACAGTCCAAAAGCAATTGCCCTTTGCTACGTCTGTTGCTATCAACAGCACAGCATTCGACATACGCAAAGCATTCAACGCAGGCACACGCGGCGCATTCAGCTCACCCGTCAAATTCACCCAATCTGCTTTCTTTGTCCAGAAGTCAAAGAAGCGTCAGCTCATTGCCTTTGTCTTTGCAGAAGATAGGAAGGGCAAAGACCGCGCACGCTATCTGCGCTTTGGTATCCAAGGCGGGCAGCGACCACAGAAAGGCTTAGACGTTTTCTTTGAACGTGGCGTGCCTAATGACGGCACTATCCCTAACGGTGCTTTCTTTATTCCCACAGGTCTTGTCAAGACCAACCCAGCGGGCAACGTAACTCAGGCCACCCTCGAGCGCATCACTAACGGACTCAACAGCAGCCCTCGTGGTGGCTTCTTTATCGGCACTCCTCGCGGTGGCAACAGATCACCAGGCATCTACCGCCGCAGTCGCAGTGTCCTGCAGCCCTACTTCATAGCCACCACTGACAAGCCCGATTACAGGCCACGCTTTGATATCCAATCCATAGGTAACAAGGTCGTCCAACGTCGCTTTGGAACACATTTCAATCAAGCACTAAGCAAAGCACTCAGCACCGCTCGCTGATCCGACCCCCACCCCCTTTTGGGTCCTTCCGGCCAAAACAAATGTGGGTCGTTCATACGCTCGTTTTTTATTTAGCGTGGAGTTTGTCAACCAATTGTCAACCAAGCTAGGATTTTGACAACGAAGTGACAACCAAGTGAGTGAAAAGGTCAGCCCTGCCACCTTCGCGAAGGTGACAGGAGTCAGTCGCCAAGCGGTTTACAAGGCAATCAAGGACGGGAGATTGGACGATGCTTTGGTTGACAACGGAGGCAAGAAAAAGGCGATGGATCTGGACAAAGCCAGCAAAATATGGACTGCAACGATGGCTCCACGCCAGTTAGACCCGGTGAGAGTTGCTGAGGTTATTAGGACGCCAGAGGAAGAGGTCCCAGACTTTTACACAAGCCGCGCAAGGAAAGAGCACTACAACGCGGAGCTGGCGAGGATCAGTACAGAGCAGCAGTTGCAAGATTTAGTGCCAGCCGCGCAAGTGCAGAAAGAAAGCTTTGCGATGGCGCGAGCGGTGCGCGAGTCATTGGCGAACCTTGCTGATCGTTTGAGTAATGAGCTGGCTGGTGAAAGTGATCCATCACGGATCCATCAGATGTTGGTGCAGGAGCACAGGCAGTGTTTGATTGAGTTGTGTGATGCTTAATCCATATCGCGCAGGTTTTTTAGAAGGGCTGAGACCTGAGCAGCCACTGACTGTTTCTGAATGGTCTGATAAGTATCGAAGGCTGAGCAGCAAGGCGAGTGCTGAGCCTGGGTTGTGGCGTACGGATCGAACGCCGTACTTACGCGAGCCGATGGATTGTCTGTCGAGTGATCACCCTGTGCAGCGTGTGGTGATGATGTTTTCAGCGCAAAGTGGGAAAAGTGAGTCAGGAATGAACTTCCTGGGTTATGTAATCGACCATGCACCGGGGCCGATGTTGTGCGTACAGCCAACAATTGAGATGGCCAAGCGTCTGTCAAAACAGAGGCTGGAAAGCATGATCCAGGACACGCCAAGGTTGACCAGAAAGATTGCTCCGGCTAGGTCAAGGGATAGCGGCAATACATTGTTTTCAAAAGAATTTGCCGGAGGCATCATGTTGCTGACGGGTGCCAATTCTGCAACTGGTCTTAGGTCTGCGCCTTGTCGTTACTTGTTTATGGATGAGATCGACGCGATGCAGGAGATCCAGGGGGAGGGTGATCCGGTGAGCCTTGCGGAGAGAAGGACAACGACATTTGCACGGCGCAAGATCTTGCTTACATCAACGCCGACTGTCAAAGACTTCAGTCGTATTGAGACTGAGTTTCTTAATTCTGATAGGCGCTATTACTACGTGCCTTGTCCAGCTTGTGGAGAGTTTCAACATCTGCAGTGGCCAAGGTTGAAGTGGGAGAAGGGCAAACCTGAGACGGCGAAATATGAGTGCGAGCATTGCAAGGAACGTTTTGAGGAGCACCACAAGACGCGATTTTTGCCACAAGGAGAGTGGCGGAATCATGCACCGTTTGACGGGAAGACTGCAGGCTTTCAGTTGAATGGTTTGTATAGCCCTTTGGGTTGGGCGAGCTGGAGTCAGCTTGCTGAGGATTTCTTACGGGCCAAGACTGACCCGGCAGCGTTGCGAACCTTTGTCAATACGCGCTTGGCTGAAACGTTCTCTGAGGATTACGCAGCTCAGGTGAATGCTGATGGTTTGATGGCGAAGCGTTTGGAATACAAGCCGGGCACCTGCCCCGAAGGCGTTGTGCTGCTTTGCGCTGGCGTCGATTGCCAAGATGATCGGCTTGAAGTGTCGGTGTGGGGATGGGGCGCAGGAGAAACAGCTTGGTTGATCTGGCATCAAAAACTGATGGGCGACCCTACGTCTGTTGAGGTTTGGGGCCAGTTGGATCAAGTCCTTAAAACTGAATGGGACACAGAAGGTGGCAAACATCTGACGATTGCTCAGATGGCGATTGACTCCGGTGGTCACGCAACGCATGAGACTTACAACTATTGTCGCGACAGGATCCGGCAGGGTGTTGTCCCAATCAAGGGCAGCAGCAAGCGCAACAGCGCGG